GACTCCCACCACGCCCACCATGAATGCCTCAGCCGTACCCGCGTGGACCAACGGCGGGACGTCGGAAAACATCTCGCACGTGTCGCTATGGAATGGCGCGACATTCCTGCAGTCGATCGCGCTCACCACGCCTCAGGCATGGGTCGGAACGAACACCCTCACCCTGACGGCTCTCAGCCTGAATTACTCGCCGATCGCGGCCTGATCTCACAGCACCTTACGGGGAGGTGATGTCCCATGACCATATATCTGTCGGCGGATTTCACCGGCTCTAACGGCACGTCTGCGGTCGGCGCGGATTGGCTCGCGCGATACGTGACGGCCGGGGCGACGGCCACCCTCCAGAACAACCGACTCCGGCTCGACAACGGCACGGCGACCGAGTACGCCGGGAGTTACCGGCTGTCGTGGAATCACGCCGACGTCACTGACGTCGAAGTCAGCGGCATCGTCAATCTCGACAGCGGCAATGGTGAGACGCACGCCTACGTGTGGCTGCGCGAGCAGGCGGCCGGGGGCACTGACGGCAGTGACGGTTACATGCTCGAATTCACGTCCTCGGGCACGCTTGTCGAAGCGAAGATTGTGCAGTGGGGCGGCACGGGAACCGGGAACGTCGGCACCCCGAAATCCATGACGCTCACCCCGGGCGTGGATTACGGCTTTCGGTTCCAGATTGTGGGTGATCTTCATCAGTGGCGCGTGTGGCCGGCCGCCAATGCCGAACCAGAAATCTGGGACTCCAGCGCCACCGATTCGAGCGCCCCATTTACAAGCGGGCTCGTCACGCTCGTGTCCGGACCGACGGGCGCGGCTGACGGCGTTGTCGTTTTCGATTCCATCGTCATCACGGACGGCGTCGGCGGCCCGATCACCCCGCCGACGCACGGCGTCGTTACCTACGTCTCCACGGGAACGAAAGCGGTCGGCACCGTCGCCAGCGCAACGTCGATCGCCCCCGGCTATCCGACGGGTATCAGCGCGGGTGACCGGCTGGTCCTGATCGTCGGACAGAAACCGACTACGGCGAACGGCGGCACGGTCACCACCCCGAGCGGCTGGACGGCACACGGGATGCTGAAAGGCGCGGGCGGGTTCGGGTCGACGCTGTCCACCACGCAGGGCAACACGAACATTTATGCGTTCACGAAAGACACCGTAGACGGCACGGAATCCGGAACTCTCGCGGTAACCCTCGGCGTGAACTCTGTGGCGTGGGCGGCGATCGTGTGCCTTACCTGCTCCGATGCGCAATGGGAGGGCACCGACCCGGGGGTGACCGGTTCGGACGTCACGGCGGGCGCGGCGGTATCCGTGACACTGTCGTCCGACCCGGGATTCATTGAGGGGGATCTAGCCCTCGGTGCATTCACGGCGGGCACGTCGGCCGTGACGTCCTACTCGCTGGAATCCGTGACCGCTCCCGGCGCCACGTTCGGGCCTGTGACGGAAATCGTCGATGCCCGATCCACCATCGGTAACCGCATCGGCGGTTTCGTCGCGTACGCGGTATGCACGGGCGGCCCGTCCACGGGCCCCGCGACGATGACGGCAACGGCGGCGGGCACGACCACCTATGCGCGCGGCCCCGGTATCGCGCTGCGGTTCCGGCAGACCTACAGCGCGCCGGTTGTCGACGTCCCCGCGACCGGGGCGGGAACCGTCACCGCGCAGGCCACCGCAACGGCTCGGATCGACGTCGCCGTGATCAACCTGAACGGCGCCGCTCCCGGCGCTGTCCACGCGGCCGGGACGACGACGGCCCGGGTCGCCCGGTTCGGCGCTGCCCTCGGCACGAGCGCCACAACGGGAACCGCGCAAGCGGTCACGGGAACCGCTGCCAGCGCTGCCGCGCCCACCGTGGCCACGGGTGCGGCTACTGGCACCGTCGCTCGATCCGGGGCCGCTGGCGGGGCTGCAGTGGCCGCAGGCGTCGCGCTCGCCCAGGTCGGCGCGGCCGGGGCCGGGACCGGCGTCGCTGTGGCCGGAGCGGTCGCGGTCGCGGCGATCGGCGGGGGCGCACCCACCGCCACGGCGAGCGGCCAGGTAGCGGCGGGCTCGGTAGCCGTCGGCCAGGTGGCGGCGCTGGCCAGCGCGAGCGGCGCGGCGGTCGCGGGCGCCGTCGCCCTCGCCCAGGTCGCTCGATACGCGCAGGGCAGCGCCACCGTCACGGCGGGCGCCGTCGCGGCAGGCGTGGCAGCCGCAGGGGGTCCCAGCGCGGGCGCTGTGGTCACTGCAGGGGCCAGCGCTAGCGCCGTGGTCAACCGGACGGGCGCCGCAATCGGGGCGCTTCACGGGGCAGCTACCGCCGTGGGCGTGGTCGCCCGGTTCGCGGTCGCCCTGGCGCATGCGAACGCGGGCAGCTCGGCGACGGCGGCCCTGATCGGCCCGGTTCTCTACGGGACCGCGCTGGCGGACTCCGAGCCGACCACGCGCGGCGTGCCCGGGGCGGCGCACGGCCCCGGGGCCCGGCCCGGCTCGCGCCCGGCGCACAACGGCACCGCCGGGATATCGCCCGGCCCGCAATCGCTGCCCGGGTCGCGCGCGGCGGCGAGCGGTTCGGCTGACGTCGATCTCGCGGCCTACGCGACGAGCGAGGGATGAATCCATGAGCCTCACCGTGGGATCTCAGCGGCGACTCACCTATGACGTGGTGGACGCCAATGGCGCCCCCACGAATCCGGTCACCGCAACCCTGGCGCTCGTCAGTCCGGACGGGGCGCCGGTCGTTCCCGCGCCCGTCATCGTGCTACCGCCGGTCGTGACGGGTCACCTGACGTTCGACTACACCACCGCGCAGGCGGGCCGCTATACCGGTTTCTGGTCCACCACATCCCCCGTGACAACGGGTGCATTCACGTTCAACGTGGCCCCCGCCGAATCCGGCGCGCTCATGTCGATCTCCGAGGCGAAACGGTATCTCAACGAACCGGACGCCGACAGCAGTAACGATCTCGAGATCGGCGAATTTCTGAATGTCGTGACCGGGATTGTCGAGCAATTCGTCGGCCCGGTCATCCCGCGCACCGTCATCGAACGCTGCGAGGGCGGCGGGCGCGGCATCGCCCTGCGCCACGGCCCGGTGATCGAGATTACGTCGGTCAAGCCGTGGACGAACTACGGGGAAACCATCGCGCTCACGGACATCCGGCTAGACCCGATCACGTGGGTTATCGAGCGGCGCAGCGGCATTCCCTTCCGGATGGGGCCGTATGAGGTGACGTTCCTGGCGGGGCGGCAGATCGTGACACCTGCCATTCTCCACGGCGCGAAAGCCGTGCTCGATCACCTCTGGGAAACGCAGCGCGGGTCAAGCATGGTCGGCCCCCGATCGGTGACCGAGGATGACGCGGCGTTCAATTTCCGGGGCACGACGTGGACGCTACCCCGTTCCGTCCTGGAAATTCTGCAGTCCGAGGCGATCGGGGGGCAGATCGGGTGAGCGATTCCACCGCCCTCGACACGATCGCGGCCCTCGTGGCCGTGTGCTCGGCGGGTATGCCAAATGTCTATGTGGTCGACGGACCGGCCGCCGTGAAGACAGCCGCACTCGATCGACTGTTCATCGGGACCAGTGACGACGGAACCGGGATCTCCGCCGAGGGGGACAACCCGGAGGGAATGCTGCCCGGTGTCATCGATAGCGAGACGTTCGGGATTCTCTGCCTCGCCGAATCCGTGACCGGCGGGAACGACATGTCACCGGTCCGGGTGCGCGCGTGGGCGACGCGTACCGCCGTGCGGGCTCTCCTGCGCCCGTCGCCGCAACAGATCGTCCTCGGCGTGCCAGCACTGGCCAGCGCGCGGTTAGGGCCGTGGGCGCTCACCCAGGTTCAGGACAGCCAAGGCGCGTATGCGCGCGTCGTCTTCCGGATCGAGTGCATTGCTCGACCGAGCACCACCTAAAGGAGGTTCGGCAATGACTGACGCACTCGCGGATTGGCAGAAAGCGCAAGAGGCGGAATGGCTCGTGTATGTCGCGGCCGGAGTGATCGAGCTGGACGGCGTGCGGGCATTCAACCCCGGCGATCCGGTCCCGGTCTCGCACGTGACGCGCGGCATCGTCCGCACTGATCAGGTACTCCCGGCGGCCGAGAAAGCAACCGCCGTCGAGCAGGCGGAGCAGGCTCCCCGGAACCTCGCGTTCGAGCCCCCGTCCAGCGTGCCGCGCGGCACCCTCGACCAGCCCGAGCCGGACGCCGCGCCGACGAAGCGCAGCAAGGCGGGGGCGGGCGAGTAATGGCCGTTCTCGTCGTTCAGGCAATCCCCCGGGGTGGACTCGCCCCCGTCTACACCGCCGTAGCGGCGGCCGATCGAGTGCCGCCGGGCAGCGTCTTGCATTACAAGAACGCCAGCGCCAGCGCGGTCACTCTCACCCTGATCGCCACAGACACCGCCGACGGCGATCTCGTCGTTTCCGACCGGGCGATCGTCAGTCTCCCGGCTATCGCGGGAAGCGTTCCGGGAATGGTGTTCGTCCGCGTCCCGAACGCATGGCCCTACGTCGATCCGGCCGACGGGCTCGTCGGCATCACTGCCAGTCCCACGGCGTCCGTAACGGTCGCTGTCCTTTCCGCACCGTAACGGAGAAGAGGCAATCATGGCCGTTCCCACTGGAACAGCTACCCCGCTCGTCCTCACCGATCCGGGGTACCTGTTCTGGGCCCCGCTGCTCACCGCGATCCCCGGCGCAGGCGTGGGCGGCATCGTCGCCGGTTCCGTCTTCACGGACACGTGGGCCGCGCCGTGGGTGAACCTGGGCGCCACGCTGGACGGGTCATCGTTCGAGTATGAGCTGACGGTTCAGCCGATCAGCGTTGCCGAGTTCCTCGACCCGATTCGCTATGTCACCACGGCGCGCGCGTCGAACATCGGTTTCGCTCTCGCGAACTACACCATGGCCAACCTTGCCAAGGCGCTCAACGGGGCCGCGCCGACGGTCGTCTCGGGTACCGGCGCAACGCAGTTGACCCGCGTCCGTCCCCCGATTCCGGGCTCGGAAATCCGAAGCATGATCGGGTGGGAGTCGCTCGATTCCACCGTTCGCATCATCGGCTATCAGGCGTTGTCGTCCGGCAAGGTCACCATGGATTTCAAGAAAGCGCCGAGTTTTACGGGCCTGCCCATGGCGTGGAATCTTGAGGTTCCCGCGTCCGGCATCCCGATCGACTTTTTCGCGGCGGGGGCGGGGCGGGCCGCATGAGCGGACGCCGGTACAACACGCAGGCACCGACCGAGCTGCCCGAGCCGGTCACGTTCGAGCTGGACGGCACGGCATATACGTGCCGGGAACTCACCCCGCTCGAACTGTCCCAGGTCGCCAGGCTCCACGGGCAGGACGCCGAGAGCCCCGAGTCGCTCGCATTCATGGCCGAGTTTTACGAAATGTTGCTTGGCCACGATCAGTATCAGGTCTTTCTCAAGAATACCGCGAGCTTCGGCACCGGTATCGAAACTCTCGTCGAGATTATTCAGGGAGTTTTCGAGGACCTGACCAACCGCCCTACTGGGCGGCCGTCCGACTCCTCGCCTGGGCGGCCGACCACCGAGCCGAAATCAACGGTCGCCTCATCCTCGCGGGTGCCGCGCCGATTGGAGAATCGGCCCGACCTGGCGATGGCGATTCTTGCTGCCGGGCAGGAGGAATCTCAGTAGCCGATACGTGCGACGTCGCTTACGCGCTCATTCTCGACGATCTGAAAGCGCGCGTGTTAACGGATCGCATTGTGGCCGCCGTGATCATCGCGGTAGGCGGTTCGAAAGAAACGACCATGCCTGACATGGATACCGCCACGAGCGAACTCGACGAGTTCCTGGCGAGCGAACCGGAAACCGTGAACGTCGACGATATCGAACTCTTGCGAGCACTCAAGATCCGGAGGTGAGAAACGTGGGAATCCTGGGCGGCACCGGAAAGAACAATTCCGTGGAGCTGGAGCTTACCGACGCGTCGAAGCGGGATCTTGCGCAGATCATCAAGGGGCTGAGGACGCTCGGCGACGGCAAGACGATTCCGAAAGAGCTGCGCAAGACGCTACGCACGGCGGTTAACCCCGTCGTCGCCACGACGAAAGCCACGGCGCGCGGCCTGCCCTCGAAAGGAAAGAAGCTCACGAGGGGCGGGCTACGGCGCAACATCGCGAACGCGACGAGCCTGCAGATTCGCCTGTCCGGCAATCCGTCCGTCGGGGTGCGCGTCGCCCGAAAGAAGCTCGGCACACAGGGTCGCCTCCCTCAGCTCATGAATCGCGGCTCATGGGAACACCCGGTGTACGGAATGAAAGACGTCACGGTCACGCAGACGAGTAAAGCCGGATGGTTCGACGACGTCATGAAAGCGTCGGCCCCGGCCGTCGGGCGACAAGTCGAAGCCTCGATAAAGGCAATGGTAGAGAAGTACGCCGATGAGTGAGAATAGCGTTGTCTGGAATTTCATCGCGAAAGACAAGGCGTCCGCTGTCGCCAATAAGATGGGCGACAATTTCAAGGGCCTGGGCAGCAAGATCGGCCTAGCTCTGGGCGGCGCGGCTGTCGCAGGCGTGGGCCTGCTCTCGGCGTTCCTGGTCAAGGGCGTGAAGGATGCGGCCGACTATCAGACGCTCGCGCTGAAAACGGCGGCGGTCCTCAAGTCGACCGGCGACGTCTCGAACATGAGCGTAGCGGGCGTGCAATCCCTGGCGGCGTCACTCGAATCCATGTCGGGTGTCGACGAGACGTTGATCATCAATGCTGAGAACGTGATGGCAACCTTTACCCGGGTCCGGAACGAAACGGGCAAGGGCAACGACGTCTTTAATCAGGCCACGAAGGCATCGCTTGATATGAGCGTGGCCCTCGGGACCGACCTACAGAGCGCATCCATTCAGGTCGGTAAGGCGCTGAACGATCCGATCAAGGGTGTTACCGCGCTGCGAAAGGTCGGGGTGCAGCTCTCGGACCAGCAGGTGGCGCAGATCAAGACGATGATGGCCGCTGGCGACGTCATGGGGGCTCAGAAAGTCATTCTCGGCGAACTGTCCACCGAGTTCGGCGGAGCCGCTAAGGCGGCGGGCAGTGGCTTTACAGGGTCACTAGCGCGGGCCCGCGATGTGCTGGACGACTTCGGGCGGTCCGTCGGACAGAAGATCCTGCCTTACGTCTCGGCGTTCGTGGCGTGGCTCGCGGACAAGCTCCCGGCCGCCCTGGCGTGGGCGAGCGACGCCGTAGGCGTGTTCATGGCGGCCCTACAGGGTAAGGACCCTACGGGCCCCATGGCCGAGAGCTTCGGAAAGCTGGTCCTCGCGGGCAAGCTCGTGCGGCTCGCGTTCGACGCAATCGTGACGACCGGTAAAACGTTGTTCGGATTCTATGAGAGCCACAAGACGCTCGTGGAATCCCTCGCGGTTGGCCTGCTCGCCATGTACACGGTCTATAAAGTGATTCGCATTGCGACGATCGCATGGGCCGCCGCGCAGGGCATTCTCAACGTCGTTCTCAACGCGAACCCCATCGGCATCATCATTCTACTGATCGCCGGATTCGTGGCAGGCATCATCTACGCCTATCAGCATTCGGAGAAATTCCGGCTGATCGTCTGGGCGGCCTGTCAGATCGCGGTCGCGGGATTCAAGTTGGTTTCCTCGTGGGTCGCGAACATCGTGGGATTCATTCGCGACCGTTGGAACACGCTTTACGCGAACCTCATTGATCCCATCGTGAAAGCCGTGTCGTTCGTTATCGGGCGATTCATTGCGGTCAAGGAAGGCGCAGGCGATGCCGTCCGCGGAGTCGTTTCCTTCTTTATGGGAATGCCCGCAAGAATCAAGAGCGCGCTAGGCAACCTCGGCACTCTCCTGCTACAGGCGGGCCGGGACGCGCTGAACGGCCTGCTCAACGGGGCGAAAGAGATCGCGGGCAATGTCATCGGCTGGGCGGGAAACATCAAGGACAAGATTGTCAACGCCGTGAAACACGCGTTCGGCATGTCCTCCCCGTCGAGAGTGTTCATCGAGCTTGGCAAGAATATGATTCAGGGCCTCGTGAAGGGGCTCATGTCGACGAATCCCACCGACATCGTGAAATCCATTTTCGGCGGGATGCCGCAGGCTCTCAGTCAGATGGTCACCTCCGGCGTGATTCAAGCGGGGCAGCTCTCTCAGAAAGCCATGTCGGCGCTAGGCGGTGCGTGGAACGCGGGTGACAGCGATGTGAAGTTCCCGGGCGGCGTGCCGGGCGGCGTGGCCCGCTGGGCGGGTGTCGCCTCGCAAGCGCTGCAGATGGCGGGGGCGCCGCAGTCATGGCTGTACAGCCTGCTCATGAGAATGAATCGGGAATCGGGCGGCAACCCGTTCGCGGTGAACAACTGGGATAGCAACGCTGCGGCCGGAGATCCCTCGCGTGGCCTTATGCAGACCATTGGATCTACGTTCAACGCTTACGCGGGCGCGCTGCGCGGGAAAGGCATATATGATCCGCTTGCCAATATCTATGCTGCGGTGCGCTACACAATATCGCGTTACGGAAGTGGTCCGGCGGGATGGAACCGGGCCGGTGGATACGATTCCGGCGGATGGCTCATGCCCGGCTGGACTCCGGCATTCAATGGCACCGGTTCGCCGGAGCGGGTGCTAGGTCCGGGCGAGGGCGCAGGCTCCGGCAATGCCGCCGTGATCTTCAATCATTACGGCCCCCTCATCGGCGACGACGTCGATTCATGGATCGTCCAGAAACTCGACCGGCTCAAGCGCCAGGGGCGGGTCGCGTAATGGCTAACGTCACGTACGTCTATTCGATCGACTGGGCCGGGGACGGCACGTTCACGGGCACTGGGGACAACGTCACGGCCCGCATCCTGGCGGATACCCCGGTCACGATCCGATACGGCCGGGACCAGTCACGGGCCCTGGCGCCGATCACCCCCGGGTCGGCGGCGTTCGATCTCGACAACACGAGCCGGGACTACTCGCCCGAGAACACGAGTTCACCTCTCGTCGGCTTGATTGCTCCCGCCCGGGAGTCCCTTATCGTCGCCACGTTCAATTCCGTTTCCTACACTCTGTGGCGGGGGCACCTCGACGAGTTCGACATTGACGGGACCCCGGGGAACCGGCGGCTCAAGGTCACGCACATAGACGTTCTCGCGGACCTTAACGCGTCCACCATCTCTACCGGGATGTATTCGGGCATCCGAACCGGCGACGCTATCGGCCGCATTCTCGACGCGATCGGGTGGAGCGGCGGCCGGGACATCGACCCGGGGACAACGGTCATTCATTGGTGGTGGGAAGAGGGCACGAACGCGTGGGACGCCATTCTCAAGGTGATCCACTCGGAAGGGCCCCCGTCGTTCGTCACCGTTGACGCGACGACCGGCAATTTCGTGTACCGGGACCGGGCGCACAGGCTCACTGACACCGCGTCGAAGGTCGTTCAGACGGTATTCAGAGACAAGGGTGCCGACCCCCGTTTCTCCTGGCCGCTGGGCTATGACGCCGGGTGGCGCGACGTCATCAATTCGGTGTCATTCAATGTCGAGACGCGGTTGCCTACTGATCCGGGCGTGGTGTGGAAATCAGACACCTCGATCGACCTGGGACCGGGCGAAACCCGTAGCGTGATCATGAAGACCGACAGCCCGTTGCTGCGAATGACATTCGTCGTGTGGGCGGGCAGCGGATTCGGGTCGTTCGATGTGGCGTTCAATCGCATCTCGGGCGAGGCTGCGGCGGTCACCTTCACCGAGAACGCGGGCGGCGCGGCCCGGATAGATGCACTGGAGATGCACGGCGTTCTGCTGCCCGTGGCATTCACCACTCAGGTGGTTGTCGAGAACGCGGCCAGCATTGCCAAGTACGGGCGCCGGTCCTATCCGTTCGATGCGCCATGGGCGGACGCGCAAGACGCATTCGCCGTCGCAAACCTCGTGATCATCAAGCGATCCGAGCGGCTGCCGATCGTCAATGTCCGGCTCACGGGGGCTACCGACTCGATCAAGCTGCAGCAATTGACCCGCGATCTCTCGGACCTGGTGACGATCATCGATGCCGAAACCGGGCTGAACGCGAATTTCTATATCGAGCAGATCCAACACTCGATCACCGGAGCCGGGGGGGGTAACCGAAATCTCGAAACCCAGTACGGCTGCGAAAAGGTCGGACCCACCACGGACGATCCGGCCAACGTCTTCACATTCAATGCCGCGACGAACGGCAAGTTCAACACGGGCCGATTCGCACACTGAGAGGGGCGAGACATGGCAACGCTGCTCACCACGCGTGCACGAGCGTGGGTGTACTCGGGTGCCTGGGTTGCCGACTGTCCGGCCGCGTGCGGCAACGTGGAGGCTCTGGGACCCCCTGGCGGGGGCTATCACTGCGGCTACTGCGGCAGGCTCGCTGACGTCGAATGGCCGGACGCGGCGGCCGACATCATGGCCGTTCTGAGTCTCCGCCCGATCCCTCACACCCGGAATTGGTTCCCGCCCAGTCACGATCTCGCCTTGCGCGCCGGGCTCCCGCACGGTCAGAGCGTTGTCGAGCTGCTCGACGAGAACGCGGAACACGGGGTGACCGTGTGAGCTGGACAGCCCCCATGACAGCCGTAGCGGGCGCGGTATTCACTGCGAGCAATTGGAACATTCATCTTCGGGACAACTTGCTGGAGACGGAAGTTGCTAAGGCGTCCGCGTACGGGCAGACGTTCAGCGGGACCGGGCAGAATTCCATCGCGGCCCGGCAGGTGTCGCAGGCGACGAATAGCGGCGTCACGATCCTGAACAACGTTCCCGCCTATAGCGATCTCGCCTCGGTCGGCCCGGTGGTCACCGTGGATACCGGCGTGATGGCGCTGGTCATGTCCTCGTGTCGTTTCGTCTATCAGACGTCCAGCGGTTGGTACGGATACATGTCTTACGCCGTGAGCGGTGCCACGACACGAATTGCTGCCGACGGGGGCGCCGTGGGCTGGCGGTCCACCACATCGGATCAGATGCGAATGACTGGCGTCGATCTGTGCCAAGGGCTGACACCCGGGACGAACACGTTCACCGCGAAATACCGCGCGGACGGCGGGCCCATTCAGTTCCAAGAGCGAACGCTTACCGTGTGGCCATTCTAGGGAGATGAAAAGGCTATGAGCTGGACAGCTCCCATGACGGCAGTGTCAGGGTCCGTCCTCACCGCCGCGCAATGGAATACCCATGTGCGCGACAACTTGCTGGAGACGGCCCCGGCGAAGGCCACGCAATCGTCACAGTTGTTCGTGTCCGCCGGGCCCAACGCGGTGGCCGCGCGGATGCCGTCACAGGCATTCGTGCAGGCGACCGAGAGCACCACATCCAACGCGTTCACCGATCTAGCCACGATCGGCCCTCAGGTCACGGCCGACACGGGGACGACGGCCCTCGTGTTCATCTCGGCAATCCTTGCGCAGACCGCATTCAACTATGCGAACGCGGCTTACGACGTCACCGGTGCCTCGACGCTCCCGGCTAACGCGTCGGCCGGGTTGGGATTCCGTGTCGGTGGCACTAATCAGCAGGTGCGGATGTCGGCGGCTGATCTATGCCAGGGGCTCACGCCGGGCTCGAACACGTTCACCCTGCGCTATGCGTCCAGCGGGACCGGGACAGCTAACGCGGCATTCGCCTATCGCACCATCACGGTCATTCCCTTGTGAGGGGACAGTGTTATGCAACTACTCTACCCCGGTGCGCGATTCCGGCCGCTGGGAACGCAGACCGAGCCGAATATCGGCATTCCGCGGTTGCTGATCTGGCACACCATGGTCGGGTATCTCGGCAGTACCGAAAATATGTTTAAGGCGGCCGGCTACTCCGGCACGGAAAGTCATTTCGGCCTCGGCGGGCGCTATGACCCCGACGGGTTGGACGGCGTGCTCTACCAATGGCAGACGCTCGACCACCAGGCAGACGCGCAGGTGGCAGGCAATGCCTACGCCACGAGCATCGAATGCTCGGACGGCGGGCGCTGGCAAGAGGGATTCTCGGCGGCGCAGATCGAAAGCTCGATTCGGCTGGGCACATGGTGGTGCCAGCAGACCGGTAATCCCGCCACGAAAGCCACGGCGTGGAACGGGCGCGGACTCGGCTATCACAACATGTTCGAGGAATGGAATCCGCAGGCGCATTCGTGCCCGGGGCCCGCCCGCGCCGAACAGCTCGAATCCGTGATCTGGCCTGGCATCCGCGCACGACTCGCAGGAGGGAGCGTCATGGCGACGCTCGACGACGACGACATTCAGAAGATTCAACAGGGCATCCTCTATTACCCGCTGACGATCAAGGGCGAAAAGGTCAATCCGTTGACCCTGCTCACCCGGCTCTATGCGGGCGCAGATGCCGACAATGTGCGGCTCGTGGCGCTGCTCGCGGCGGTCACCGCCGGAGACATCGACGTCAACGCGCTGGCAGACGCGATCGTGGCGAAGCTCCCCGCCGACTCCGGAAACGCGAAAGCCCTGCTCGACGCTCTCGCGGCCCGATTGGACCAGTAAGCCCCTGCACCACAACGCACCACGAAGGAACACCCGATGGTAAAGATCACTGGCACGGGCTCCGACGAGTCCGGAACCGTCTATGACATCGACGTCACCTCACGCGACGTCGTCCCGCCTACGGCGGTAGAGGTCACCCTCTCCCTCGGCGACGTCACCCCCGTCTCACCCCAGGTCGAAGGCATCGCCCTCGGCGCCACTGTGACGGCGTCTCCGACGTCGGCGGCCGGGACCGTGGCACTCACCGGCGGCGGCGTTTCTGAGCCCGTGGCGCTCGTCTCCGGGGCAGCCACGGCCTACGTGAGCCCTACGGCGGGAACCCACACCCTCGGCGCGCACTTCACTCCCACCGATCCGGCCGCGTACGCACCGGCCGACGCGACCGGGGCGAGCTTCACCGTGACGGCGGCGCCGACCGGCGACGTCAACACCGTGACGATCGGGACGAACAGTTACCCGCTCGCCGGGACCAACCCGACCGGCTCTTACCCGGGCGGGCGTGGGGTCAATGAGCTTGTGCGTCTCATGGCGCCGCAGACGATCACCACGACGAATTCCTACGGGGTGGAGGTCACCATCGGCGGCGACGGCAAGGTGTCCGCCGTCAACGACCGGCTCTCCTCGGGCAGCGAAGTCGGGACGACGATCCCCGCGACCGGCTATGTCCTGTCCGGCCACGGCGACGCGGCGTCATACCTGTCCAGCTATGCCACAGTCGGCGCGGCGGTCGTTCTCAGTCTCGGCGACCCGATCGACCCGCCCCCCGTGGGTGGTGGCGGCGGCAAGGTCGCGGCGATGTGGCTCAACTCGTGGGACGGCCCCGCCATGGCGGACTGGCCTACCGACATCCGGGACACCGCAACACACGTCGTGATCGGCATGGCCGACAGCTCGGGATCGGGTACCGGTAACGTCGCGTACGGCGGCGGCGGGCTCGACCGGGCATGCACTGACGCATTCATCGCGGCTGGTGGCGTCGTCGCTATCGGTATCGGCGGCTCGTCGAACAATGACACCATTCGCCTGCTCAACGAGACGCACGCGACACAGATGTTCAATTCCGTGGTGGCCATGGTCGACGCGCACGGGATCAACGGCGTTGACTACGATCTCGAGAATCCCAGCGCGTGGAACGTCGCGTCAATGCTCTCGTGCTCGCAGAAGCTCAAGGCGAAGTACGGCGCGAGTTTCAGTATCGGCCTAACCGCCGGACTGTGGGGAGCGCTGGAGCCGCTGTGGCTGGCGTCCGGCAAGGCGCACTCGGACGCGGGCATCCTCGACTATTTCGCCACCATGAATTACGACTTCCCGGAGGCGGGTAACACGAGTCAACTGCTGTCCGTGCTGGAGAGCGTGTGTTCCCGCGTGTCCGGCGCCGGAATCCCGCTCAGCAAGCTCGTGCAGGGATTCATGTGCCGCGTGGTGGGCGAGTCCTACCCGAATTCCTCGCCGCAGGACGTCGCCCTCTCGGCGTTCGCCTCGAACCTCGACGCACACCCGGAGCTGCTCGGATTCTTCGAATGGGAGTGCCGTCGCGCTGCGGGCAATAACCCTGCCTGGGGTTTCTTCCGGTCCGCATCCGCGCTCGTCCTCGCGTAGGGGCGCGCGATGCAATGGCACAAGGTGTGGAGCGTGGCCCGCAAGGCGGGCGTTGCTGCCCTCGGCGCTCTCGCCGGGGCACTGGCGGTCGGGCTGCTCCCGGACCCGTGGGACAAGGTCGGCGCGGCGATCATCGCGGTAGCGACGTACGCGGGTGTCTACGCGACACCGAACACCCCGTACGTGCCCGATCAGCGGCCCCGTGCGCCGCTGTGAGCCGCTAGCCACGGCTCGCCCGTAGACGAGGGCGGGCACCGCGCGACCCTCTCCCCGTGGGCCAGCGGTGCCCGTCCTCTCACCATGCCGTGATCTGCTGCCACTCCTCGGCGTGCTCGACGCTCGGGCAGTCGATCACCCCGCAGATCGGGCAGCGCCGATCGGCCAACCGCCATTGCCCGTAGAGCCGTCGCCACCATCGCACGATGCGCCACGGGCGGCGTTCCGGGGGCCCTAGTGGCGAGCTGCTCGCGCGCATCACGAACCCTCGGGCCCGGTGATATCGGTGGACGTCCCGAGCCACCAGGCGAGCCACATAACACCCGGCGCCCATGCCGCGTCACACATCGTCGCGCCGATGACGAGGGCGACGAGCAGGAGGTGGCCCGCCGGAAAGGGGAGGATGTCCGCCGGACTCACTCTCTGGCCCGTCATCCGGGAAGGGTGGCGGAATCGATGTACCCGAGTTCGAGGCTGAGATAATGGTGCTCGTCGCAGAGATAGGTGGCGAGGTAATCTCGGACGGCGGCATAGTAGACAAGCCATGGCCGGGTGTCTGTTCGGGGACATCCGTACCATTGGCACGGGTGAGTGAGCGCAGCCATTGAAAAGCCACCCCGTTTCCTTACCTTTCGCGTCGGCCCGGGGCTTGATAGGTCCGGGCATGTCCTTTCACGTCGCACGTAATGCGTTCGTGCCCGGCGCGAGCCTGCGCCATGGTGGAGTAACGAACCTGATCTAGAGCCGTCCACTTTCCGGAGCGGTAGACATAGAACACCATCGTTTCGTACGGGTGCGGCGCTATTCCTATCCATACGGTGGAGACGAACCGGCGCCCGACGTGAGAGCGCGCGATGATGCGTTCCGATTTCTCGAACAGCCCGGCCCATTCGAGGATGCCTATCGGGTGGCCGTCCATGTCGCAATACAGCGGCTCATAAACGAAGGCGGGTATCTGAACCTGAAAGGCGTCCGCCCCGTGCATCCATGCATCGTCCTCGGCGCCCGGGTCCTCGGCGAGGGCATCGAAAAGATCCTGCAGAGTCATCGGTTGTGTCGGGATATCCTCAGGATTCACGGTCGGATCACCGGAATACCCGGGGGCGGCGTCGGCACCGCCAGCACCTGCGATTCCGAGTGATAGATACCCTGGGTCAACTCCAGCGCATCCGTCGCGCGGTCAGCCTCTACATACCATGTGCGGGTGACTCGCCAGACTTGCGGCCCGTCGTCGTTGCCCTCGATTGTCATGAGCCCTGCTTGCTGAGCACACAGTCCCGGACAGATATCCCATTTCTGGCCGTCGGAATCCACGTAACACGTGTCCGGAGTGAGCCCTCGGAAACAGATGCCACAGATGAGCCCATACCAACCGATAGGCATATCAGTTCCATTGTTTCACCGCGAACGCGTGCATAGCCTGCTGAGTAGCGCGGGCCTCCTCGCGCAGCGAACGGCCGGGCACGTAGCACGTGCATTGCTGGAGATAGTGACTCATGACCGGGCGCAAGAGGCATTCGACGTGGGCGGGCATTGACGTCACGGTGCGCGATGCCACGTCGAGCACTATATGCATGGCGGACGTCGTCTCTCCCGGTAAGATCGGCTCGTCACATTCTGGGCAATTCAGAGTGACCATTGATGCTCGTCCTTCCGTGGCGGGAGATCCTCCACAAGCCAATCGTTCAGGCGGTCGGCCATTCCCTCCAGCGCAGGCTCCCGGCCCCCGCATTCGTCACACACGAGGAAAGGCCACATAAAGGTCTCGGCGATGCGGTGCGCGTTCATGCCGACCGTAAGCAGTTTCCGGGCGACCGTACGCGTCTCGGTATGTCGAGCTACCGCGCGGCAACGGGGGCACGGATGCAAGAGACTCACGTGCAATTCACGTCGGACGGCGGGACCGGCTCGGACTGCCAGCCTGAATAGTTGACGCGCGCCAGGTCGACAGTCACGCCGGGAAGATCTCGAGTTGCGTTGATTCGGACGTGATTCTCACCGCCGCTCACCGTGGGCACCCGGGACCATTTCCCGGTGACGGCGTCGTGCACGTCCACCCCGCCCCCGCCTTGCGTGGTCCCCGCTCCCGTGTCGTGCAACAGGTCCCACACGTGGCCACGCGCGATGCTGAGGTGAAAGCCGATGGCCGTTGAGCCGTCGGTCCCGCCGACGCACGCGCTCGTGATCACAATGCCTATCGTCTGCTGCGCGCCGTGCCGTTCGCTGGGCGGACCCGAAACGCTGGCGGTCGCGGCGGGCAGGCATGCCAGGGTTGCGGCGAGCGTCGCGGCCCGGGCGAATGTTCTGTTCATGGTTCGATCGCATCCATCCTGATAATCGTGATGAGTTGTTTCGAGCAGGCGGGCGGCAGGGTGTGGGTCGCGTCGGTGGGCTCGAAATGCTGCGCCACATGTCGAAGCATCTCGGCAATACCGGGCCGGTCCATTCCCGTAGCGAGGGCGACGTTTACGGTTCCGCCCGGGTGCAGGTCGATACGCAGAATGACAGGTGTGGTCATCCGATCCTCTGTACCTTTCCGCTCTCGAACTGGTCCGCGATGTGCCGGAGTAGGGCGGACACCTGATCGGCGGTTCGCCCCTCTAGTTGCCAGACGCTGAGCGTGCCGTCCTCGTGCACCTCAAGCTGCAGAATGACCGGGGAATTAGACTGATCCACGGCAATATCTTTTCTCGACGAGGGGGGTCCATTCGAGTTCGCATTTATAGCACCCGGGCCCGGCGATCGTTATGAGGTTCTCGCGGTCCATGAGGAATTGCGCGTTCGGATCTTGCGACCGTTCCGGTTCTGTCACCGCCCATGCCGCCGTGACGATCCACAGATGTTTACCGGGGCCCGGATCTTTCGGTTTCCGCCCGGCCGCCGATCGCCCCTCATAGTGGGTGGCGTCCTCGTGCTGATTCATATCGCCACGTCCCGATGAATGGTCGCGCGGGCCAGGGCGGAGGACACCACGCCGTGCGGGTCACCCTGATCCATGGCGATCCGGTAGGAATCAACGGCCGACACGGCATACCCGTGCGATTGCTTGGAATGCTGGGCGACGCCTCGGGCGCCACCCTTCCCGGTCGCCCCGATGACCAGCCCGCAGAATGCACACCGGCTATCCGTGAAAATCAAGTTCATGTCGATCTCGTGGGCGCGGTGGGCGTGTTGCGCCAGGTCGGTGGAACTGTGGAACGGGTCATGGTCACAGCACAGGCATGGATACTGGACGTTGCGGCGGGCGCGGGTGGCGGGCAGCGCGACCCCTGCGAGGTCTAGGGGGGCCTGGCGCGCGTCCTCGGGCGCAGGGTCCGGGGGCTGCTCGTCGGACGTCTCAGCGCGCCGACGAGCGACGGGGCGGCCCCGTGGATCGCAGGGGCGGCCGAGATCCTCCAGCACACCGAGAAACGTCGCTAGGGACAGCTTGCGCGCGCAGTTGTCGCACACGTCCAGCAAGAGGGATTCTTGATCCTCGCCGATCGTCCAGATTTCCGGGAGGGTCATGACCTGCGCGGGCTCGCGGCGGTTCAGGATCGGCACGCACGTGTCGCAATAGCGGATCTTGACGACTGTCGAAACCACGGCCGGTTCACCCCGCCTTTTTCGCTGCCGTCTTGCGGGCCGGTGCTTTCTTGGCCTTCGCGGGCGCGTCGTCCCCGTCCGGGAAATCGGCCAGGCTCAACAATTCCAGTTGAACGCGGCCGGCCTTGGTTATGCGGCCCAAATCCTTGACGAGAAAGCCATCCTCATACGTATATGAGTAGTCCGTCAGGCGTTCCCGGGTGCGTTCCGAAATGACGTGTCGGCGCAGCACTTTCGCGCACCGCGCGCATTTCTCGACAATCTCTAGGGTGCCGGTGCCACGGTCGCGGTAGACCGTGTGACTGTCCCACCAGTGCCGGGACACGCGGCACTTGATCACTTGCGGCGTCCAGTCCCCGGCGGCGGCGAGCACCTCATCAGGGGTGGCCGGTTCGGGGGCTGGGCGGGGCTGCGAGAGCGTGCGGCGCAGGGGGGTCGATGGGACCGGGCGCAAGGCGGCTCGTGCTGGCATGGCGCTCCCTCACGGGGGGGATCGGGCGTGCGCTGAAGGTGCTTCGGTCGGCTGAACCTAGTTCAGTCTGGGAATGTACCCCTACAGCACACGATCAGTCACCCATTCGGGAACATCTACGCCGAAACAGACACCGCCCCCCCGGGCTGCCTCGACGCGGGCCACGCGTCAAGATCTCCGGAGGGGCGGTGCGGTCACTGCTCGGGCGGGGGCCGGAAGATCGGCAACTCGACGTCCGGCGGGTGGACCAGCCATCGGCCCGCGTCCCGACGTCGGGCGCGCACTAGCAGGCGCACGCGGTCCTCTGCGGGCCGAACGTCTATGACGTGCTCTAGTCGTCCGTCCTCGTGCACGATGACGTCACGCGGGGCCACCTGCGCTACGGGCAGGGATTGCACCATTCTGCGAGTAATCCGGACAGCTCGGACCGGTTCGAGCGTGCGGTACCCGGTGCGGAACGTGGTGGCGCTCTCGATCCTCCAGCGGGGCGAGCGGCCGACGTACGCGTCAGGTTCCGGCAGGTCCCGGGCTCCCAGGGTGACCCCGTAATCGATCTTGCGACGCGTCACCCAGAGGGCGCGGCGCACCGTGGCCGGGGAGCGCCACGACATGAACGCGGCCAGTTGCGCCGTGTCTAGCCATGTTGGTCCGGATTGGCCCTGTTCGTCACTCACGTCCCGATCCACCCCTAGTCACTCTGAACTGTGTTCAGTCAGACTCGCACTTTCGCGATGATCTGTCGCCACTTCGGGGGTCACGATCTGTGCCACACTGCACCTGTTCGTGTGCCCTGGGTAACGATCGTGTGATCGTTATCAGGGCTCCCGACGTCGTCCCCGCGTCTGCGCGGGTGGCGTCTGTTGCCGCAAGAGATCCTGATCCTTGAGAAGATCCAGTTTCTTGCGGGCTTGCACGAGGGCGGTATCCATCCTCGCCGCGACGTCCGGGTGTGAGTCCCGGACCCGCCACCGACGATCCATCATCAGCTTGATCAACTTCTGCATGCCTTCGACGTCGTCGGGCCAGTCGCTCTGTGGCATGTCGGTGTGCCGGGTGCGCGGCGGGCGCGTCACCCGCCCGGCCGGAGTGATCACGGCGGGCTCAACATCCAAGATCTCCACGTGCTCGGCGTCGATGTCGACAGCTCCGGCGAGCAGGTCGCGCAGATCATCGCGGGTGACGTCCGCAGTAATGATCATGGGAGTTCGTTGCCGCTCGTTGAACCGGCGATCTCGCCATACGACCGTGCGTAGGGCGGCCTGGCGTGCGCCATCGTTCGGCATGATCGTGTGAGCCCCTCACGAAGATCTTGTGGCAACCGATGTCGTCCACTGTACGACGTCCGTTGCCCACGATCGCACGTGGGGGTGCGCGAGATTTTAGGATCACACTCTCCGGAGCGTCCTCAAGTTGTGCACATGCCCATGTCAACCGGGGGGCAGCGTGGACTCGCGCGAGGGCGGATCATGAAAATTGTTCAGGATGCTGACGACCATGCATCGGCCCGCGTCGGGGGTGTGTCACAACCCATGTGCGGGCAAGCCGAAACCTCGGTTGTGACACGCTAAGATCGGGGCATGACTCCGATCCGTGCAACCTTGCTGGCAAGGATCTCCGACTCTGACGACGACGACACGCACAGCACAGACGATCAAGAAAAAGCGTTGCGCCGCAAGGCTTCCCAGCTTGGCTGGGGTGTGGGTCGGGTGGTCACCGAGGACAACACGAGCGCGTTCAAGCGGCGCAAGATCACGCTGCCGAACGGCCGGACCGAGCTACGCACCTACCGGCCAGCGTTCCGCGCTGCGCTCGAAGACCTGGCGGCCGGGCGGGCTGACGGCCTGCTCGCCGTCGATCTCGACCGGGTGTGCCGTGACCCGCGTGACCTTGAGGACCTGATCGACGTCGTGGAAGGCCAGCGGGTCCCGGTGGAGTCGATCACCGGGAGTCTGCGGCTGGCGACCGACGCGGACGTGACCATGGCCCGGGTCATGGTCGCGGTCGCCAACAAGAGCAGTCGGGACACCGCCCGGCGGGTGTCGGATGCGCGGATCAGGCAAGCCCAGTCCGGGAGGTTCGGCGGCGGGCGGCGCCCGTTCGGGTTCGAGCCGGACGGCGTCACGGTCCGCGAGATCGAGGCGGCCGAGGTTCGCAGCGCCACACAGGGGGTTGTCGACGGCTTGACGCTGTCGGGCCTGGCGGCCGATCTGCGGGCCCGGGAAGTGCTCACCGTCACGGGTGCCCGGTGGACGACGATGGCGCTGCGA